TACGTGCAGGAGTCAGCTGAGGATGTTTCGGTTCATATTCCTCAGGCTCAACACGTAAACCATCCCATGTCGTTTTCAGAGATGTGTAAGGAACTTTAAAACCAGAACGATCGCTTATCGCTACTGATTTTTTCCCTGTTGCTCTTCTTGCTGCCATTATCCTAGATTAAGTCCTGTTGGTCGAATCCGCATACTTACCCCATCATTATCTGTGGCAGCAGCGAACTCAAATGCTCTTTCATAAACTTGGTTGAGCAAGTTAAATTTATCAGGCATATATTTCATAGCCAACTTACTTGCCAAGCCTGCACAAATAGTATCAGACCACCTATAAGGAACATCAGCATCTTGATTGCTGGCTGTTATATCCTCGACTTGGTTTACTGACCAATAAACCAAACTGTAGTTAGCTGTGTCTGGAACTTGCCAAAGATATAATTTTGGTGTGTATTGTTTATCAAGCATGTATTGACTTGGCTTGCCTGACGATGTTTTATTTGGTAGTTGGTTGTATTCTGATATGCTTATTCTTTGAACAATTGTATCTGTGTTGTTCTCTCTTATCACAACATCTATTAAATCAATAGTGCCCACTGGCAATGTGTAAGGTGTTGACTGGTCTTTGACTAAAGTCAAAGTATTATTTTGAACTGTCCAATAATTTATTCCCCTGTTCGCAAACTCTGAGAATAATAAATTTAAACTCCTCCTTGCTGCTTTAGACTGGTAGCCTGTTAAGGTCTGAGAGTCCATGCCTATACGTTCAAAAGACTCTGCAATTATTTCCTCAACATCTGGTCTAAATGCAACTGTTCCTGATGTAGCCATGTTTACTCCTAAAATAAATTGGGTGGCTTTCACCACCCAACTGTTAATAATCTTTAGAGACTCTTAACACTATTTGATAAGCATCGCCAACAGCTCCAGCACCAGTAGTTGTAAATTTTACGTCTCCTGTTGGGCTGGTTCCATAAGTTTTACTAGATGGCAAACCTCCAAATGATGTAAAGTCCTGATAACCTGATTGACCCTCTGTTAAGTGAAGCATCATAACATCAGCACTAGCATCAGCAAGAATCTCAACTGTCATAGCTGAAATAACCCACCAACACTCTAATATCCTTACACCTGTGCAAGTTTCTCCATCAGAACTCTTTGCAAGGGCAGAGACATCTATTTTTAGTACTGCAGCCTCATCACCAGTATCAACATACTGATATTGAAATGCTATAACTGCTTCACGAGGATTGTCGGCTATTGTAGTTGTTGATACAATATCAGCCATAATTACCTCCTATTAAGATGCGTCAGAGGTGCTTGACAATCCAAAAAACTTTAGGACGATTACTGTATCTCCTCCAGGATCTCCTGAAACGACTAGCTCAGTTGCTTCTGCAGTTGCAGTTGCTGCTGTAGTTGTGCCTCCTGACATTCCCAATACACCATTACATGGGAAAAAGCCTTTGAATCCTACTGAGTTGACTGCGACTGTAATGCCATCAACAAAACCATCTGTGTCTGAATCTGTTCCGATATCAACAAGATTAACAGCATTCGATGCAGCAGTTGTTACTGCGATAGTTACACCCATAGGAATAAAATTAGATGGAATGCCTATTGCAGATTCTTTACCTGTAGTATCACCATTAGCAACTGTAATAGTTGCTACATAAGTTTCCATTGCCATTGTACTTGTAACTGTACCAACGGAATTTTTAACGATCGAATCAAACCCATCTTGGGATCTGACTGGACCTGAGAAAGTTGAATTGCCCATATTTGTCTCCTTGTCTTGGCAAATGTCAGCCACACCATGTGACTGTCAAGGTTAAAGAGGAGGGATTGCTCCCTCCTCTAGTTTATAATTTATGCAGCTCCTTCAGAACCGAAGATGCCTCTCCAATCAGTGAAACCGAAAGAATATCTTTCTCTCACTTTATATCGGACATTACCAGTTTCAAAGTCACCCTCAACACCTTTTTTAATAGGTGATCGCTGAAAATGCTTCAGACCATCAGGAACATCAGTCAAGATGTAAAATGAATCTGAATCAGTCAAACGACGCATCACATGATAACCTTGTGGCAGATAACCACCAGATCTGATTGCGTTGATATCATTGTCAGAAGTTGCAGTTCTCAACTGAGACTCAAGCAATCTTTCTGCTACGAATGTGTAAGCAGTAGGAATTACAAGAGTTGTTCCCTGAGCAGCAATCCTTAAACCACGATCATCTTTCATATCAGAGATCTGGATAAGCATTTGCTCAAGAGATGTCTCAGACAAGTCTGCAGCAGTTGCCAATGTATTTGACTGGTCACCAGCACGTGTTGGGTGGTCAGTTGCACACAATGTTTTACCATCACCGCCAGTTACACCTGAACCTGTAAAGGCATTATTCAGAACATTTGCAGCTTTGATTTCCTTAGTGGACGCCATTGAACGTGCAAGTGCCTTTGTGTAACGAGAAGCAATTGACCCATATTGACCATCTTCTTCAGCTTCCTCAGTAATGCTGAACGCCAAAGCGACTGTCTCATGCTGATACCTAGCTGTAAAGCCTTGTGATGCGGAATCATATGAAACTGCTGCTCCTTCGTTCTTAACTGGGGCATTGCCAAAGCCTTCAAGAAGAACATCTTCTTCAAAAGCCTTTTGTGAAGTGTTTGTGTCAAAAGCCACTTGCCACTCTGGTGGATACCTATCATACTCTAAGCCGAACAGGGTGTTTAATCCTGGCTCGAGCATTTTTGCAAATTGTGCTCTATTCATCGCCATATCTTATACCCTCCTATATTCCAGCTGTCTGCTTCAAGACGTGCTCATTTATAAGCACTTCCATCACAGCATATTGAGCCATTGAGTTTTCTGGTGAATCAAACAAACCAATAATTTTGCACTGTGCAGTACCTGCTGCCATTGTGCCACTTATTGTTGAACCTGATTGTCCAGTTGTGGTTGATCCACTCCCTACTACAATATCAGCACAGTTGCCAATATTAGTTTGGGCTGGTGTTCCAGCAGATTGGACTTTGTACACAGTATACGGATCATCATAAACATAAGCTATGATATCTGTTCCTGCTGTACTTGCTGTCCACTTTTCGCTGTAAACATATGAGCCATCACTAGCAGTGTATGATACTCCTGCGAATACACCAATGTTGTTAGTATTGGTTGCAGCAGCTTGTTCAATTTCACCATCGGCAGCCAAGACCACCATGTCTCCATTGAATATAGTTGTTGCATAACCAGTACCGATAGTGTACTTGTTCGCACGAGGAGCAAAACCACTAAGATGACGAGTTGGGACGAACCCAAAAGGCGAGTTTGTATTTGCCATTTTTCGCTACCTTTCCTTAGTTAGCAGTTAATCATCAGCCATGACGGAAACATCCCGACCACGACTACTTGTTGATTTCCTATCCTGATGAATAGGAATGCCTCCTGTCCTTGCTATCGCATCAAGTTCTCCTGGAATTGCTTCGTTCTGATCTTCACTCTTGCCTCGATAATATTGTTTCATCTTCTTGAATTTATCTTCTGGCATTTCGCATAAAATCATTCCTTCAATACCTATTGAACCTGCCCACTGCCCATGATTAATAGTTGGGTATCTCTTATCTTTCACAGAATCAGCAGCACGAGGACTCCAGCCTGCACGCATACGTTTATATACATTGTCTGGAGTTTCTCTACCCTGAATCGAGGTAGCTATCCATCGTTGAACCATTCCAGGACGAGGAGTTGGAGCGTCCAACAATGATGGTGGTGTCCAAGCAGTATCGGGTCTTTCCTCTTCTGCACGGACTTGTGAACGAGTTTCTGATGCACGAACGTTTCGATTATTTGACATGGTTATCTCCTTTGTTGCCGTTGGATCTCTGCAGAATATTGCTTCAATCCTTTTTCGTCATTAATACCGAGTTCCCTAGCCATTCTTAACTGATCTTGCGTCATACGAACTCTGTTCCCTTTGTAAGATGGTGAGCCACCTGCAGTTGGTGATACTGGTTGTCTGCTTTTTGCCCTCGGCTTACTAGGTTCTTCATCCCCTGATCTTAACTCAGGAAATACTTTTTGTAAACGATTATTTAACAGTTCGTAATAATCGTCCGATTCTTTGTTGTGTCCTTCAAGGTCTAACTGCACATCAATTGCTCTTGCTGCAGCAGTTTCCCTTTCAAAACCTTTTGCATTAAACCAACGATTTTTCTCCCACCAGTCCATAGCTTTTTTGGGTGCTGGTTGCTGGGCGACTTGTTGGGCTCTCCCAACTGTTGGTGAAACTGCTTGGGCAGTTTGTTGTTGCCTTTGCATTTCAGCTATGCGCATCGCAGCACGCATATCAGCCAATTGTTCAGTGAAGTTCAA